CCCAGCCGCAGCTACTACGGGAGTGGCCCTAACCACCCCCTCGTTGAAATTCAATTCGATCATTTGCGGACCTCCTTTAGTATTTACGATGCATTGTATAGATTTCAGAAATACCATACCCAGCCGTGTAGGAGTCCACATAGATTACCGCACGATTTCCGCCATAGTTTGCATAAAACCCAGTATGAACGCTCGTTATGGTCGCGCCGCATCTTCGGTTAATCGACAGATCAAACGGCACTTGGGCAGTAGCCGTC